CGACTGGCACCGGCGTGTTGACGGCGCTGGGCACTGCCGTAGGATCGGCAGGGGCTTTCGTTGTCAACGGCGGGGCGTTGGGAACGCCTAGCAGCGGGACGCTCACCAACGCCACTGGTCTCCCCCTTTCTACGGGCGTGACGGGTACGTTACCTATCTTAAACGGCGGCACTGGGCAGACCACTGCATCTGCGGCGTTCAATGCGCTGTCGCCAATTACGACAACTGGCGATCTGATCATTGGCAACGGCACGAACAGCGCCACGCGCCTTGGAATTGGAACAAACGGGCAAGTCCTGACATCCAACGGCACGACGGCAACGTGGGCGGCCAGCACCGGCGGCGTCACTAGCTTCTCCGCCGGAACAACCGGATTGACGCCTTCCAGTGCGACGACTGGAGCAATCACGTTGGCGGGCACGCTGGCGGTCGCCAACGGCGGTACAGGTGTTACGGCGTCATCTGGCGCAAACAGCGTGGCGTTGCGTGACGCCAATTCAAACATTACCGGAAATGCGTTCTTTGCTGGTTTTACCAGTGTAGCAGCATCCGGCACAACAATCGTTCTAACGGCAGCGTCTACGCCGGTTTATGTTGTTACCGGATCGGGCGGACAAGTTTTTACGCTTCCTAACGCCACGACGTTGCCAAACGGCCCAATCTTTACGTTCAACAACAATCAAACCAGCGGCGCCATCACGGTTAACAATGCTTCTGGATCGTTGATAGCTTCGGTCCCGTCTGGGGGATACACGACTATTGTCTTGTTATCAAATGCTACCTCTGCGGGATCGTGGGACCGGCACGACCAAGCTCCAAGCAACACTAGTTGGTCCACCAATACATTTGATTATCCCGGTTCTATAACGTCTGCGACGTGGAACGGGGCGACGGTTGCAGCGAACCGTGGCGGCACCGCGCAAAGTACTTATGCCACCGGCGACATTCTTTACGCTTCGGCCACCAACACGCTGTCAAAACTTGCAGCGGGAACCAACGGCTACGTTTTAACATTAGCGTCGGGCGTTCCGTCTTGGGCAGCCGCAGGTGGTGGCGGGGGTACATATACGCGCACTACCATTACAGCGACTGCCGGGCAAACCAGCTTTACGGCTTCCTACACCGTTGGCTACGTTCAGGTTTATGTAAACGGAATCCTGCTCAACAGCGCCGACTACACGGCCACTACCGGCACGACCGTTGTGCTGGCGTCTGCTGCGGCTGCTGGCGACATTGTTGATGTGATCGCGCTCAACATTGGCACGTTTAGCAGTGGCGGGTATACGCGCACCAACTACACGGCCACGGCGGGTCAAACCACTTTCACCGCATCATACACGCCCGGATATGTTCAGGTTTATCTGAACGGCGTCATGCTCGACATTACCGACTACACCGCAAGTTCTGGTACTTCTATTGTGCTGGGCACTGGCGCGGTTGTTGGGGATTCCGTCAGCATCGTCGCGCTAACTGTCAGCGGCTTCTCTGGCAACGTCACATCCGTTGGCACCCCAGCCAGTGGGCAATTAGCTTCTTGGACGGGCGCGACAAGCATTCAGGGATTTGCCCCGTCTGCGATTGGCGACGTGCCGTTCTCTACGGATGGATCGACGTTTGCGTCTACGCAGAAGATTGTGCGGGGGACTGCTGTAGCTTCTACAAGCGGGACAAGCATTGACTTCACAAGCATTCCTTCTTGGGTGAAACGCATAACAATTATGCTTCAAGGTGTCAGCACAAACGGAGCCAGCATAATTGAGTTAAGGATTGGCTCAGGCTCAATTACAGCCACTGGATATTCGGGATCATATGTATATACAGTTCTCAGCACAGCCACGGGCGGTTCAACATCAACAACTGGGTTTCAAGTTCCCGGCGTTTCTGCTAGCAATATCAGAAGCGGAATTTACACACTCATAAACCTATCTGGAAACATTTGGGTTGCTTCTGGCTGCGGGGCGTTTTCAGAAGTCGCTGGTTCTTGGCAAGGCGGCGGCAACCTTACTCTTGGTGGCACTCTCGACCGTGTCCGTCTCACCACAGTCAACGGAACCGACACCTTCGACGCAGGCAGCGTCAACATCCTCTACGAGTAGGAACTAGCTATGGCGAACGCTCGTAACCTTTCAACGATGGCGCAGGGAGCCAGCACAGCGGGTATTCTTGCTGGAACCTATGGCGGCACCAGCCTGTCATCTGTTGGCTCTGCGGGAAATGTACTGTTCAATGCTGATGGCACCACTTGGTCATCGACCGCAAAGATCGTGCGCGGTACATCTGTATCAACTACGACAACTTCTTTCACGGGTGCAACATCCGGAGCCAGCACGACTCTTACGGCATCATCTGTAACTGGCACTATTCAAGTTGGACAAGTTATCGCCGGAACCAACATTACGGCTGGGACAACGATCACAGCACTTGGCACGGGAACAGGCGGTGCTGGAACTTACACCATCAGCCCGGCATCAACTGGCACTGTGAGCGGCACCATAACGGTTGTCGGCGTTGATTTTACCAGCATCCCGTCTTGGGTAAAGCGCATTACGATGATGTTTAGTGGGGTCTCCACGAACGGAACTTCAAATCTATTGGTCCAAATTGGCGCTGGCAGCGTTGAGGTAACAGGATATGTTTCTACCGGACAAACCCTAACAGGCGGCGTTGGAGGCGCTAATGCGTCCTCTACTGCTGGAATGATCATAGTTGATGGCGCTGCGGCAAACGTAATGACGGGTCAAATTTTCTTGACGACACTGGGGTCCAATATTTGGGTAAGCAGTCATGCATTAAGGCAGACAACAGCTGCCTGCGTTTTTGGCGCTGGCGATAAAACATTGTCGGGGACACTAGATCGAGTCCGCCTAACCACAGTGAACGGCACCGACACCTTCGACGCAGGCAGCGTCAACATCCTGTATGAATGAGGGATAACAGATGACCATCTCTCGCAACCTATCTATCTTAGCTGAAGGCGTCAGTTCATCTGGCGTTCTTGCCGTCACCAACGGTGGTACGGGCGTAACCACCAGCACGGGCACGGGCAACAACGTACTGTCGGCTTCGCCTACGTTGACCGGAACTTTGACCGTTCCGACTGTCACCAGTGCGGCGGCAACGGCGCTGACTATTCAATCTGCTGGCACAACTGCGGTGACGATTGATACGTCGCAAAACGTGGGAATTGGGACGAGTTCTCCTATTGGGGCATCTGGCTATGGTTGGCTGACAATTAATGGTTCATCCAACGGATCGGCAGCATCATTTGAAACTGCTGGAACGGAAAATTTTCGCATTCAAATAAACAATGGAACTTCTGCCGTTTATTTGAATACTATCTCTGCATGGCCCATGCTGTTCCAAACAAACAACACCGAAGCTATGCGCATCGACTCCAGCGGCAACGTGGGAATTGGGACGAGTTTGCCCAGCTCTTATGGCAAGTTGACCGTCAACGGAAACATAGTTCTAGGTGCGCCTGCTACTAGAAACGCCGCCTCAACAGCATATGTTGGAATTTGGACAACTGGTGATCCAAGCGATGACAATCGCGCAAACATTGGTTTTAGTACAGTCGCGGGAGCAGCATCGTCTAGCAGTTACATCACATTTGCCACTAATAATTACGGAGTGTCTGGTGGCGAACGTATGCGTATCGACTCCAGCGGCAACGTGGGGATCGGGGTAGTTCCTGCTGGGAACGAAAAATTGCGTGTTGAGGGAACAGACGCCCGCATAAGGTCTCGTAATAGTACGTCTGGCGCAGATTTATATATGGGTGCTATGACACCTAATGAAGCTCGTCTTTGGGCATTTACCAGCACTGACTTGACGATTGGTACCAACAACACCGAACGTATGCGCATCGACTCCAGTGGTAATGTCGGAATCGGGACAAGTTCGCCAAATGCGAGCGCAATTCTTGACGCACAATCAACGACAAAGGGTGTTCGTTTCCCAAATATGACGACAACTCAGAAGAACGCAATATCGTCTCCAGCGGCAGGGTTGGTTGTCTTTGACACAACGCTTGCCAAGCTGTGTGTTTACAGTGGGTCTGCGTGGCAGACCATAACTTCAGTTTAAGGAGACCGCATAATGGCTATTACAACCATATGGATCATCGAGCGTATGGACTGCTATCCTGCTCACGAAGGGCAAACCAACGTGGTCTTCAATGTTCATTGGAGAGTCAACGCTGTTGACGGCGCGTACACCGCCACAAGCTACGGAACAGTAGGGGTTACTTACAATTCCGAAACTCCTTTCACGCCGCACGCCGACCTGACGGAAGCTCAAGTTGTCGGTTGGGTTCAATCGGCGATGGGCGCTGAACAGGCCGCATCTATCGAGTTCAACCTTGCGACAAACATTGCCAATCAGATGACTCCCCCTGTAATATCTCCTGCGTTGCCATGGGCAACGTGATCAACACCACAAGGAGCTTACTGTGGAAATCGTTCTGAAACACACCGTCGAAGAAGTGAACTACATTCTTCAGGCTTTGAGCCAGCGTCCGTTTGCGGAAGTCGCCGAGCTAATCTCCAAGATCAAGGCGACGGCTATCGGCCAACTGCCCCCTCCGCCCGCCCCGGAAGCGGCGCCGGAGCCCACTGACGCTCCCTCCCAGTAAGGAGCTTGTGGCGCTATGGATCAGTCAACCATTAACTTGGCCCTTGGCGCCGCCCTCGCAGTCGCTGGATGGTTTGCCCGCATTTTGTGGGAAGCCGTCCAGTCGTTGAAGTCCGACGTTCATCAAATTGAAGTGGACATGCCCATAAACTACGTCCGCAAGGATGACATGGACAAGCGCATGGACCACATCGAAGATATGTTCAAGCGCATCTACGACAAGCTGGATGGGAAGGCGGACAAGTAATGTGGGTTCACCTTTGCGAGGCCTACAAGACGCTAGTGGCCGTCGAGACTGGATGCGCTTGCAACTGGTGTGACGCCATCGAGTTCAAATGTGAGGACGAATAATGGCTTTTGGGATCGACGACGCAGTAGCGGCTGGGTTGCAAGTCATCAACAAGTTCGTGCCGGACCCAGAGGCTCGCGCCAAAGCGGAAACCGATCTGCGTAACAGCTTGCAAGCATGGGATAAGACGCAGACGGATGTGAACGCCGTCGAAGCCGCCAATCCCAATTTGTTCGTGGCGGGCTGGCGCCCTTTCATTGGTTGGGTGTGCGGTTTTGCGCTTGTGTATCAATACGTCGCCGCGCCAGTTCTTTTGTGGGCGGCGCTGTCCGCCGGGTTTCATCCGCCAGCCCCACCCAAGCTCGACGACACCTTATGGCAGCTCGTTTTTGCCATGCTGGGCATGGGTGGGCTTCGCACCTTCGAAAAATTGAGAGGTGTGGCGTCGTGAAAGGCAACTTCGACAAATGCTTCAAGCTCGTTCTTCAGAGCGAAGGCGGTTATGTCGATGATTCCCGCGACCCCGGTGGCTGCACCAATCTGGGGGTGACGCAGCGCAACTGGGAAGCCTATCTCAAACGTAGCGTGACAGAGGCCGAAATGCGCGCCCTGACACCAGAGCTAGTCAAGCCATTCTACAAATCTCAGTATTGGGACAAGCTGAAAGGCGACCAGCTCCCCGCCGGAATCGACTACGCCGCCTTCGACTTGGCGGTCAACTCTGGCATCTACAAAGCGGCGCGGTATCTTCAACAGATTGCAGGAGCCACAGATGATGGTATCATCGGTCCAAAGTCTTTGGAGGCCATTCGGTCCTGCAACCCGGAACAAACTGTTGACGCCTTGTGCGACATGCGGCTGGACTTTCTGAAGCGTCTTTCTACCTTTGGTACGTTTGGCAAGGGTTGGAGCATCAGGATAGCAGAAGTCAAAGCCAAGGCCGTCAGCATGGCGGAAGAAACCTGAAGTTAGGACACCCCATGACCATCGACAACCGCCAGCAACTTCTCGGCACAATCAACTCCCAGATCAAGTTGAATGGGACCGGCGCCATCACGGGGCCGATCCTGAACAACGTGCTGGACACGATGGTCAACTCGGCGCTGTTCTACGCTGGAAACTGGTCCGCTTACACCAACTATTTCCCACTCGATGTGGTTGAATATAACGGCAATTCGTATATCGCCAACGTAACCAACGTAAACGTCATTCCTTCCAGCAGCTCGACAATATGGGGGCATCTGGTGCTTGCTGCTGGAGTAGCGGGGTCCGTCCAATACAACGACGGGTCAAACGGGTTTGCGGGGTCGTCAAATTTTACGTTTGATGGAACCGACTTGAACGCTGCTGTTACCGCTGCCCATAGCACTACATCTAGAACACTGGCTAATCGTTTTGCGGATATGGTCAATGTCAAAGATTTTGGAGCCGTTGGCGACGGCGTGACTGTTGACACGTTGGCAATCCAAGCGGCCATCAACTACGCACAGACAATAAAAGCTTGGATTTATTTTCCGCCTGTGGCTGTCGGATATTTGACTGGTCCATTAACGATTGGTCAATCCGGAACGGATTACACTTGCCACTTTCAAGGTGGTGGATATGATCCAAGCGGGGCCAGTCAAGCAGAAACAGGCCAATACGGTGGTCAAAGCTTGCTTAAATTAATAGCAGGCAACAATCAGAATCTTTTGACGGTTAATGCGTCCGCTGCGCAACCGATGTTTCGAAACATGACGTTTCAGGGCAATTACACGCAACAGACTGGAACGTCTTATTGCGTTTATTTGACCGATACAACAGCACAAAGTTATTACACTTATGCTTGTTGGATGGAAGACTGCTATATTCTAGGCGGCTTGTCTGGCGGTTTGTACATTGGAACATATCGAGGAAGTGGTCTGTATCGGAATCTATGGGTCTCATATTGCGGCGGCACGACTGCGATTGATCTTCATAGTTACGATCAAATTTTTGACAGCGTTCAAGTTGGCCCAAATGCCAATGCGGTTGGTTTGTCAATAAATGGCGCAACTCAAATCCAATTGATTAACTGTGTCTTTTTTGAAAACAATTTAGGTCTGCAAATCAGCAATGATTGCGGAATGATTCAAGTAACCAATTGCGTTTTTGATGCGAACAACACTCACGGCACAGCGGTCGCTGGTGGTCTCGCCTCTTACGCTTATGGAGCGCGTACATTTGCAAATTGTGCGTGGCAGAGAAACAGTCGAGCCGCAACAAACACCTATTCCGACATTTATGTCGATAGCGATCAAAGGTTATCGCTTATTGGGCCAAATTTTGTTGGTCCAATGGGAGGGTCTTTTGTTGCAAAATACAACATTCAGACCGCATCAACATCTCAATCTTGCGTTATCCGATTAGTTGGTCAAGTGGCGGAAGCCAATTCTGGAAATGTATACGGCACCGCGTTTACTAACGATTGGTCCGTGTTTATTGAATCTGGCGATACATCAGCTCACATTGGACAGCCGGGAGGGGCGGGAACCATCAGCGCGATTGTTGGTTCTACCGAGATGCTTAGAGCCTATTCAGCAGGTCTTTGGTTGCCTAACGGCACGCTTGGCGTCAATACAACTACAGGATATGGAAAGGTAAGCGTAAATCCCGGGCCTACTTTAACTGCATACGACGCTTTAACACCGAACAGTTACGCAACCGCGATATATAATAGCCGATCTCTTACGGCTGCTGGCGCAGGATGGTATCATTTTCTTGGGCAAAGCGGAAACGGTTCTACCATCACAACCAACAACATTATTATTTACGGCAATGGCAATGTTCAGAATGCCAATAATAGCTACGGCGCGATCTCCGATGCTTCTTTGAAAGAAAACATTGTAGACGCTACGCCAAAATTGGCTGATCTGCTAAAAATTCAGGTGCGAAACTTCAATCTCAAGGACGATGAAACCAAACTCAAACAGCTTGGCGTTGTCGCGCAAGAATTGGAAACCGTGTTTCCAAATATGGTGGACACAGATAAAGATGGGTTCAAAGGCGTAAAATATAGCGTTTTTGTGCCCATGCTTATCAAAGCTGTGCAAGAGTTGTCCGCAAAAAGCGACGCACTTGAAGCAAAACTTGCGGCGTTAAAAACGTAGACGCTGCGGCGCACTTCGCGCATATTTAACGCAACGCCGCCAATTTAATGTTCGCGCATGACGTACTGTCTACGGGAGCTTTCTATGAACTCTGGTCTCTACGACAACATCAACGCCAAGCGCGAACGCATTCGTAAGGGGTCCGGCGAAAAGATGCGGTCGCCCGGCTCTGCGGGCGCTCCGACAAATGAAGCCTTTCGGAAGTCCAAGAGGACGGCCAAGCGCGCGAAGCGCAAAGGGAGGAAGTGATGGCGGAGCGCAAGAAAGGTCCAAGTCTTTCGGTCGGGCGCGGCGAGAAGCTGTCGGTCAGCCAAGGCGGCGGCTTGAGCGCCAAGGGGCGCAAGAAGTACAACCGCTCCACCGGTAGCAGCCTGAAGGCGCCGACCAAAGACCGCA